ATTCCTGTATTAAAGTATGGTCTTGTTTCAATCCAAATATTTTTTTGTTTTGTCCAAAACAAAAATCTTGGTACATTAAGTTGAATGGTTACTTTTTCTTCAGAACACCAATTTGGTACAAAAGTTGAAGAACAATATTTGTCAAACGTTTTTTGATCTAAATATGGCGCCTTTAATGTTTGATTTTTTACATCTACAATAAGGGTCATATCTATTGGAGATTTAATTAAAAATGTCCTGTTGGATTTATGTCTCCATGCCGGACAATTCCAGTAAGCAGAATCTTTTGGTGTTGCACTAAATACCGATTCCGGTTCAAATCCAACACCATCAAGAGAAAGACAAGAAACACCAGAATCTAGTTCCTCTCCAATAAATTGATAATAGTTTATTTTTATTAAAGACATAATTTAGTATTACTTCCCCATATTCCAATCAAAGTGTCAATGTCATCTTGACTGAAAAAATTCATACGAGACCAGGAATATGACATTATAGTATCATATCCAGTCAATTCGTCATTGAAATCGCCATCACTATGTTTGATGTTTAATGTCAGAGAGAAATTCTTCTATTGCCCTCAGCATCCTTTGGAAAATGCTCAACAATAGAAGGAACTTGATTCAATGCTGCAATAAGAGCATCAACCTTTGCTTCTAATGCGGAAGTATCTCCACCGCCACCACAAGGTGTATGTGCTTGAGACTCAAGTGCCTTCAGTCTCTTTTCAACTTCTTGATCGTATTCGGACATATATGCTCCGCTTTCTGAAGTTGTTCTTTTTCTCGTTGCCATTTGTTTATAATGAACTCTTGTAGTATTTAGTTTTAAGGGGTCTTATGACTCCACCAGTACTGTTAAAGTCCATCCGTGACTTCGGGATTGAAGGGGTTCCTTCACCGACCAGGGCTAGTTTTGAGACGATACCGAGTCTTTAACATAAGCAGGAACACCATCAGGATCTAACCAGCAAGTATAATCATGATCTTCCATAGCAGTCATCAACTGCATTTCATTATCACAAAGATACATATCGCGGTAACGACCTGTGTATGAATCTACTTTTTGAATACGGCAGTCTGGAAGACCATTGATCTCCAGTTTGCCGACTTGAACATAACGATAAGGAAACCGCTCAAGAAGAACGGTTGGTTTCACAGTAACTTTCATCAAGCAACCTCAACAGTTTCAAGATCGTTGTAAAGGTATTCCATCAGGATTTCATAATCGTCCATAGGATCACCAGAGAACACTACACCATTGTTTTCATAAAAACGACGAACCTTTTTGAAAAGTTTCGGATTCTTTACATCAAGGAAAATTTCGCCATTTGCTGCGGAACGAAGAGTTTGAACGTCTTTCTTGAACTTGGAAGTGATAGTCATCTTTTTGAATGTTGACCTTAGTATTATAAGGGTTTGACACCGAAGTGTCAATGGGGGATGAGGGGATCGAACCCACCTTAGCCGAATTATGAGTTCGGTGCATTCACCAGATTGCTAATCCCCCGATGCTCAGGGTGCCTCGTTATTAAATTCCGTATACATGCGTATGAGTTCATCATCCGCAGGCATCATTATAGCACGTTCTCTTCCGTTTGTAACCCCTATTGACTCTCCGTTTTCGACTCTATTAACCAACGCTTCCCAGTTCTCTTGCCAGTGTTCCACAGAGTAAAATTCCATCGTTGTCATATTTAGACAATCGGAATGACACGATTCGAACGTGCGACCCCTGCTTCCCAAAAGCAGTGCTCTACCAAACTGAGCTACATTCCGTTGCAGTAGGTTCCTGTCGCCGCTAACCCTGAACCTACCAAAGGGGGTTACCGCAGTGGTCTCTCAACCACTCATATAATATAACACTACTTGTGGTGTTTGTCAAATGGTTCCCAGTGTTCCCACCCATACTTGTGGACTGCCCACATACCTAAGATAGGAACAAACACAAGAAGAAACCCCATAACACCTAAGCACCAAGGAGTGTTCATTACACCCCTAACAAATAATTGAATATGTGTCATGGGTTATTTGGATCCATTCCAAGTTTTTCAAGGTATTCTAACCACCAGTCTTGGTCTTTCATATATCTCCAGTTAGGGACTTCTTTACCACGTTCTACTGTATAGTATTGATAAAGAGCATCATCGATAGTCTGTGCGATCTCCATACTCTTCTTCCTCCTCATCAACGTCTCCATATGCATTTTCCAAATATGGTCCTCGTTTTCGGAATGGTTCTCTTTTGACATATTCGTTTTCAGAATTAACAGCAGATATCCAAACAGCAAGTTTCATCACTATGTAAATAACAACAAGTGGTAGAAAACATCCAATAAGAACGATTGTTTGATTAGTCATCATTCTCTTCCTCCTCATATAAAGGACATGGTTCTTCAAATAAAATATCTATCCGAAGTTGGTTGATTCGTTCTCTAAGTTGTTTGTAAAACTTTTCCTTTTCTTCTTCGCTCATTGCCTCCTAAAGAGTAAGGTTTAGCCATGGAAACAATGGAGGAACTACTCCAATAAGTCGAAGCAGACCCTCAGCAAAAAGTGCAAGAACAACCCACCCAACACACATAGAGATAATTCCAGCATTACGATTATGCTTTCGTATGGCAGCATCAATCATCTCCTGCACTTCTTCTTTAGTTATGTATTCGATTGGTTCTATATCCTTTCCCCAGTTTTTAAACATCATTTTCCATTTGGCGTTTCAGTTTTTCAAGGTTGCTCATATCTTCAAATCTTTTTTTCCAAGTGTCGCCACCATCTTGTCCCTTTAATGGATTGATACAAGTCTCATCTCCAAGTTTGTTACACACTAAACCAGCAAGATCCATTTCACTTCCCTTATTGCCGGTTCCTGACCATCGATGTTGTCCATTAATCCATGTGGCACCACACTTCGGACACTCCCTTCTCTCCATCGATAGGTCAGAAAGTTCTTTATCCATCCTTGTTCTCCAGTTCTTTGATTAGTGAATTGTGGTCTATTGCGAGTTGTGATTCAAGTTTTTTCATCATTACCCACATTTTGACCTTTACGATTTGATATCTAAAAAGAAGATCAATATACGCAACTAAACGTAGGGTAGCATCAAAACCACCTATTGCCACAAGTGCAATAAAAGTTAATACAAGAAGATAAAAAACTACCATAAAGGCACCAAAACGTTTAGCTTATATAGACATTACACTATTGCTTAATATTTTGGAGTAGTTATTAATACTAAAACGGAAAGGAGAGGATTCGAACCTCCGGATGCTTTCACATCTCCTGTTTTCAAGACAGGTGCATTAAACCGCTCTGCCACCTTTCCTAACGAATTTCAAAGTCCAATTTACGAACTTTTCTTTTCTTCCTTTCTTCTTGGAAGGCAAGATCTTGATTTGAAAGTAAGTTTGTTTTTCTTTCATTCCTTGTAGAATTTAGCATAACAACCTTGTTTAAGTCAAGTGCTGTAACGCTATCATCCTTTACGGTCATCATATTAGAGCAACCACAAACTTGTGTTTTTGTATTACTCGTTATTTCTCTATTGCAGTTTTTGCATCTTACGACTAACATTTTTCTGCATCCTATTCAATTCAATTGATACTCTATTTATATGCCCGAAGACGGGATCGAACCGCCGACACCCAGAATGTAACTCTGGTGTTCTACCACTGAACTATTCGGGATGATTTTTTCTATTTAAACGTTTTCTAACAGCATTATCACTAACACCAAACATTCTACCAGTAAAAGAAATTTTCATTTCCAAACCTCATAGTTTGATCCATATTTTTTAATAACATAATCTGACAATACATCAGAAGGATTTTTAGATATTTTATCTATTTTAGATCTTACATCATGTAAAGATGGTAAATTGTAATATTCATGTTTGATTTCATCAACAGGTGAAATATTTTCAAATGAATGCTCAAAAAAAGGGTTGACCCACTTCTAGGCAACCCAGAAAGAAAAAAATAAGTTTTCATAATGTTTTATTCAGAGAAGTCTTCTATCTTCCAATTTTCTACATCTGGTGGAGAATCTTTTGGTTTTTTTATATTGGATTTTATTTTATCAATATGAGTTATCCAAGAACCAGATTCTAAATTATTTGATTTAATATCATGATATAGCATATCTAATTGATCTTTTATATCACCATACATTTCTTCTCTTTTTCGGGCATATTCATAATAGTTCCAGATTTTATTAAGTTTATGGATTTCAAAACTTATTTCTTCCCATGTTGGAGGTTCAGATCCAGTGGGATCATTCCACTCTAAAAATTTTTTTGTTGTTGTATCAATATATATTTGCCATGTTATTGCATTTGGTCTTAATGATTTTACAGCATTATCAATGCTAGGATCTTTAAATTCCATTTTTAATACTCAACTCAGTAAAAACTATTATATCATGAAATATCAATTTTAACCCACCCCTTTGTATTATCAGATTGATACAGATCTTCATCCCAATAGTAAGTATGCGTTTCAGTATCTTCTGGTTTGGGAATAGGAGCTTCCCATTTATAAGATGAATTTAAAACCCAAGAAGGATATATCTTTGGTGAAATAAATGCGTCTGCTATAGAATCATAAGTATATCCAATACCAGCATAATTATATCTTTTATTTGAGTTGTATGATGTTTGAACCCAAACAGTATCTTCTCCATGAATTGACTTACATACCTCAATCCCCATTTCCTCGCATTCCACTTTATTTTCTTTATCAAAGCATGATAAATTATCAATAACAATTACATTAATTACTTTGTTATTTTCGTCTAGCTGAGCAAAATGTGCCATTTTAGTTAACAGTCTTTTATCTTAATGTGGATAGTATATTATAACAGTGCCAGAACCCCCAGTTCCTCCGGCTCCCCCATTACCTAATGGTGCAGGTCCTGCTTGAGCACCGCCGCCACCACCGCTACCAGTTCCTAC